TCCACGGACGATACCAACGCGAAGAAAAGCCATTGCTGCATCTCTATAGCGGCAGCGATCTTGTCAAAATAGTCGAGGGTCGTTTGTCCCGAAACAGTTTGGGTCGTTGCACTGGTTAGGAGTATTGGGTGTCTGTCGGGATTCTTGTAGGCCATACTACCACTCTATCAGAGCGAAACCGCTCTGTCCTACAGTACCCGCAGTTCCATCGGTACCTGTTCCGCCACCTGCTCCCAAAGCTCCGCCAGCTCCCCCTGCGCCAATGGTGACTGTGATCGATTCGCCTGGGGAAACTGCTTGCTCTATTTTTTGCTGTACTACACCAGAGTTTCCACCTGCGCCACCCCCACCAGATGCGTAAGCCCCAGACCCTCCGGCCCCTCCCGTTCCTCCCCAACCATAGTTAGTGCCGTAGGGGAGTGTTCCTCGAAGACCTCCGTACCCTCCAAGGTCTCCGGCGATCCCTGCTACCCCTCTTTCTCCAAAAGATCCCCCTATAACTCCTGGGGATCCGCCCCGAGAGGTACCTCCATAACCTCCACCACTTCCACCACTTCCTGTCAATGTCCCTACTACCGTGTCCACTCCAGCGGACCCTGCTGTTCCAGCGGAACCGAGAATAGCGGGTGCCTCTGACCCTCCCGTGCCGCCTCCACCACCTCCCCCGCCCCCTACTACCGTCATCCAGATCTTCTCTACACCGACAGGGACCGTGAACGTTCCACTTGCCGTAAAAAACTGTTTCCCCTTCGTGTCAATAACAGTACCATAAGAACGTACAGCAAGCTCTTTCCATGACCCTTCTGTGTAGATAAGTGCTACACCGGAGAATGAGCTGGTGAGCAGGTAATCTTCCTGGTCCGCAAGCTGGATACCACCGGCCAAAGTCTGGTTGTTCTCTACGGTAATCGTGTAGCCTGGGTTCAGGGGCCTCACATAAATAATCGAGCCTTCTTGAAAGTTGGTCGGATCAATCCTGGTGAGCGTGTCTGTTGGTGTGCCCCCCTCTGTTATTAGGCGGACGAAAGGTGATGTCGGGACTATGACACCGGATGCTATGGACACATTATGTGCCGACGTCCCCCCTGGGAGGAGTTTCGTTGCTGCAAGAAATTGCTCTTGCAGGGCAGCAAACTCTTCCTGCGTAAGGTCAGCGGTCGTCGCCGGTACATCGAAGTCACCGGAAGCTGGGAAAGTCATTTACTCTTCCTCCTCTATTATATCGAAGCGGGTAACTGTTGTTACCTCGTCACTTGCCGGTCCGGTGATCCTAAAGTAGTAGGTTACGCCGTCCTCCGTGGGTACTCTGCCATTATACGTGTTCCACTCATACCCGTCAACTTTGAACATCGGTGCGGACCTCTTGAACTGCATAACAGGCTCGTTCAAGGCTATAGGGAACAGGGGCGTCGTGTCCTTCATCCACTCAATAAACCAAGGCCCACCAGACGCTTCCACCTCAACACGGATAAAGGCCGTCGCTACAGAGCTTGAAGGTACAAGCAGACCGGTGGTGTAGCTGAAACCGGGGTAGTAGCGTTCGTAGAACGGAAGGTCCGTACCTTCCAGATAGAAAGCTATCCTGTCGCCGTCCCGGTAGAAGGCGTCATTCGCTACAGAAGTCTCTTTTAGGTTCGCTCCGTCCACGGCACAGTTCACTTTTGTGGCCGCCCACGCAGGAGCTTCCGAAGTAACAACGTAACCGACAGAAGGGGTAACCGTACCAAAGTCATGTACGATCTTCCAAGGTCTACGAGACTCGTTGCCCGAGGTATCTACAGCCTTCACCATAAACGTTCTCTTGGATATCTGCATAGTATTGGGTATGGAAAAAGTTGTTCCCCGCTGCGCCACGTCAGTAATGATGCTGGACTGGGACCACGAAACGTTCTCGCCAAGCGCTTGACGGATTATGAACCCTTCCATATCCCTTGGGGGATCGGGGTATTCCCACGACAGTACGCCGTTGTCAATAGACCCATTCTGTACACTCGGGGGCTGCGTTGTCTTACCTATAACGTAGACCACGGGATGCACTGTCCACTCCGAAGCTATGCCGTACGCAGTAACGCTCCGTGCTCGAACAGAGTAATACTTCCGTTCTTCGACATTGCGAACAACGATGGAGGATATGTTGTCGAAGTGCCTTGGGCCTTCAATCCAACTTCGCGTATTCGGAAGCCACGCGGCCTGGTCGGCCATGGACACCGAAGCGGCATCGGGAGGCTTGCTGTTATCGTAAGGCCTGTGCTGTATGTCCACCGCCGACACATGCCTAGAGGCAGCCTGCTGTAGCAACGTTGCTCCTCTTGGGATAGTTACATTGACCATCATAGCGACCTGTAAATTGCCTGCGCCATCCCTAACCAGCGCATCCTCATCGGTCACAATGCCCGTTATTACAGGGGCTGGGGGCCTTATCCGTTCTGGGTTCGCGTACGGTGTCATACCGGGATCGAAGTCTGGTATGAAGGAGTTTTCCGCTTCGTGAATTGCTTCGTTGTCTTCCACCACAGTAAGTACAGATGTGTTCTCATCCTGTGGAGATGTTGCTGTTATGATGCAGGGGCGCGAAACACTCTTCTCAAGTCCCCATATGACGAGGTCGTTTACTGCAAGCGTGTCAGTGCCCAGGTCTATGTAGGGGGAAGCAATCATAACGAAAGACGTTTCCCCAGCAACGGGCGCTGATACTGTGCCCGTGTACATCACGTTCTTTGCCGTGCGTACTTGGACTTGGTACGTCTTACCTGATTCCAGGTTGATTAGCTCGTCCATCTTGAACGCCTGTAGTAGCGTTCCCGACATGGTAATGCTTCCAATTACACGACCGGAACCCAGCCCCCATTGAACAACATCATTCTGGTGGAAGAACCTGTCCCCGCGCTCATAAGCATAATCTTCCCAGGACACTGTTGGGTACAGCACTTCCAACCGGAGCTTTGCTACGGCTATTAAATAACGCCCAAATCGGTAACACTGTCCCGTGTAGTAGTCGCTAGCCTTATCGTAAGAGTCCACAATGCCTGGTATCTTAATGCTCTCCTCGTATACCGGAGTAGCGCCATTGTACTCTATAGATACTTGAAACCTATTGTCCCCCGGCGCCCAATCATCCCCATCTAAACGCTGAAGCGTGGTCGCAGTCCCCTCCCCGGATACCGCGACAGTAAGGCTTTCTTGTGTGAGTTCTTCCCCGCTCACCGTGTCCACCACAAGTACCGTGGGGAGTATGTTAAAAGGGATCGTCAACAGCGATGTCCCACCGTCCATAAAGACCGTGGTTTCCATGACGGTATCAGAAGGCCCAAAGCCGTCGTTGTACACCACCATCTCCGCCAACTTCCAATCTGTTTCAGGATCCGTGTACTGAATTCGGATAGCATCGGGTGTCGCCACTACCGCTTTAGTGGCCCGAAATTCATTGCCCATAGTCCGGGTGGATATTGCTCCGGCCACGGTGTCCTGGTGGTGGTCCCATACGAGCGAGTAGCGCCCCTCTCCTCTGACAGAATAAGACGCCTTCGCTACACGGAGAACGTCGTTCAACGCTTGTTCCACAAGAAGCTTGCTGTTAAACACCCCTGTGAAGTGATACCCTTTTTCCGTACACCACTCCCCAAACTCTTGCCAACGGGCATGGTCCATACGGGCATCGTCCGGTGGCTCAGGGCTTGCGCCCCCTCTCAAAATGTCACATGCTATCCACGCAGGGTTCCTGCTCACGTTCGTGCCAAAACGGTCTTCGGTTCTGGGGATGGTGGACCACGCCCCCTCGGAATAATAGTTTAAGGGTACCTCCACAATACAGCTGAAGGAGTCTAGTACACCACTAATCTCCGACGTTGCTTTTATGCGCAAGGCAAAGAAGGCTAAGTTATCCAATGCTTCCTGGGACAAGGGATTCACGGCCCGGAAGCTTCTAAAGGAGCCTAAATGGCATATGTTATGGTGATTGTCGTCAGTGTTCACTTCATTGGTTCGTCGTACTTGCACCTCATACTGTCCTGGGAACGTTTCCCATATGACACCGCGACGAAATACGCCTGCCTTAGCCTCCTCGGTAACCACAGCAAAAGCCCCTGTTTCAGGCTCCCCGAACAAATAACCCAGGTTACGCTTCCTTACAATCCACTGTGCAAAGGGGGATAGTTCACTTAACGAAAAACCAAGGGCGCCACTGGACATGTAGTCCTGAAGGGCCATTAGGTTACCGATACCCTCTACCACACGCAAAGCACCAGAAAGGAGTAGGTTGAATGCCCCTAGGGTAGAAGCAGCGCTTTCCACCACATCTGCGGCATCATCCAAAGCATCAGCAAGATCCTCCAAGGATGTCTGGGACTGGTTGATAGTGGAGATCTGTGTGGCAGTCAGATTTCCTTCCGCAATCATGTCATTAGCCATCTGGGCAATTAAGGGTGTCTGTGTGTTAACCCAAGCATGAAGCAAGGAGGAAACCAACTTATCTAAAGAAGAGAGTCCGTTAAGCAGCACCACCACTTTATCGATCTGTTCAGAGAGCTGCTCTAAATTCTGGAAAAGCTCTGTGCTAGTGAGTTCATTGTACGCTGAGGTTAGAATATCCGGTAGCCAAGTTGGGTACACATAAACCCAGTCCTCTTCGCCCCCCGTGGACCCCTTCGGTCTGTAGCGAATAGACACATCAGCCCTTGACTTCTGTACTTCCCCGTCGTCTTTCGTGAAGTACAGGCCCTCCGGGAACAGCAAGTCTAAAGACACCTTTACTGTTCCCCCCTGAGTAAAGTACGTCTGGACATTCTCGTGGGAATCAGCAACGATATTAGCATCATCCCCAAGCTTAATCACCCGCGTCTCTGTCTTACCTGTTAGCGGAACGAAAGCAGGAGCACGTTTTGCCGAGGTCTGGTACCATGATTCCGCAAACTCCAACTCCTTATTTATTACCAACTCCTCCGGGTCAGTGCTGTCACTGTACAACTGCGAAACCATAAAGGAGCCATACTTACCTAAAGATCGCCTGTGTGTAACCCCCTCGTAATCGTCAAGGGGCACCTCCCCTATTTTTATGTCGGACACGACCACTGGGGCAGGGCCAAGGCAGAACATGAGGTTTATGTACTGGTCGTCGCCTTCGAGTTCCGTTATCGGTACCGCTGCCAGGTCAGGGTATATCTTCATCTTGCCGTAGTACCGGGGGACAGGCGTGTTCGGCTTTAGGGTGTTCCTTGAGCCGAATATAGAAAACACGCCCTCTGGCTCTTCGGACACAGGAAGCTGGATAAAAGTTGAGGTAAGATAGATTCCAAGGAAGGCTATCACAGTTCTTAGCACGGTGCCCCATGGCCCACCGACAAGCATACCAACACCTTCTCCAGCAAGAGTAGCAGTAAGCATACCTATGAGTTGCCAAGTATCTTTCCCGATAAGATCCCCACCCGCAGGAGAAAGTCCTATCTGCACCACCGTGCCCTCTTTAGGTGTGACAAGGTGCCACGCTGTCTGTGGAACAGGGTACGAATTCAGCCATATATCCACAAAGCGCCACATGTTCTCAGGGACCTGCTCCTCAATGAGAATCTGAGCTATGTTTCTCCCTTGTGTGTAGCTCCTCTTGTTGTTGAACGAAGGGAACACGAGCGAGTTTTTTGCTACAAATACAGGCACTTTTAAACCCTCGGCCTAAGATATTTATCGATCCGATTCTTCCAGTAAACAGAGTCCGTTCTGGCCACACAGCAGCTAAGCCTTTCTGTTGTGTGCAGTATATTCATGTTATCGATCAGTATACCACAGTGGACCGGGAAGCCATACTTAGATACTATAACAAGGTCCATTGGTTTAGGGTCTTCAACAACAGCCCAGTAAGACCTCGTTTCCGTGCTCTCGAAGCACAGGTTAAACTCAAGGGGCTGTATACTTCTGTGGTTACCAAGAAGATGTAGATAGTCAGGGGGGACCTCGTTAAGGACTTTCTTGTATGCCAGCATAACGAGGCCGTAGCAGTCAAAAGCATCCTTTGACCTCGAACGGAACACGTAGGGTTTGCCTAAGTATTCCGTGTACCACTTCACTAGAACATTCCTGGGAAGTTTGTGGCGTCGTACATGAACTTAGGGAAAGACTTCTGTGTGAGCAGCTCATACACCAATGTCAGCTCCACCACCTCTGTGTCATACTTTATGTTGGTAACAGCCAAAGGAAGGAACTCATACTCCACGTTATCACACTCAGGTGGGGTAACGGTGAGATCCGTTGGGGTAACGACCCTTACGGTTACGTTGAAGGTGCCCTGGACGCTTCTAATAAGCTCCGTCAGGTACTGGTTGGCGTTGGAAAGCTTCAGCTTAGCGTCACGCATGCCATCTTCACTCTCTTCGGGCATCTTTATATCGAAGCCCACAGCCGTGTACAGCACGGTGTTGATCAGGATGTCCTCGGTGTTGTTCGTTATGTATAACGTTCCACCTGCACCGTTATGCTGTATCTCCAAGGCATACATGATCGGGATGCTGGAATTCTCTTCCAGCACCAGGGCCTGAAATGCTTCTGTGATATTCTTCATAAGCTACACTTCCTGAGGCAAGAGTTCCAGTGATATGGTTCCGTTGTACCGCTTCTGGGATTCCCCCCCAGTTTCATCCGGAGGTGTTATGTAGTTATTACCTGGCATGCTCAGGACCCAATCGGGACGTACATCTTCCTTGAAGATGTACACACAAGGCAGCCCTGTCTTCATGTTCTTCCAGGTGAACGGTGCTGACCCGTTAAAGATCGTGTTCTCGAACCACTCATCAAAGATAGCTACCTGGGCACCTGTCAACTGGTAGGGCGTAGAGTGGAACTCCCTTTGCCGGGTTCCACGACGGCGACGCTTACCGGGACCCGTGCCCGTTTCCGAATACGTAATGCCTGGGCCGTAGTTAAAGCTGGCGCCCATAAAAAGACCTTGAGGGAAAGGGTTTCCTGCTGTTCCTGGAGGCCATGGATCTAAAGGCATTATCCCACCTTCCTTCTTTGTCCTAGCACTTGCTCAAGGTCTTTTGTGACCTTACCTGACCTTATGGCACCCTTGACCCCGTTCAAAAAGAACACGTCAATGTCCATGCCTCCGTCTTGGCGCCTGTTTTTTGTGACCGAGACATTGTCCTGGCTGGCACCGTCTGCGTGAATGTTGACATTCACGTTGGATTTAGACCCTCCTGCACTCGCTATACCTAAGCTTCCATCCCCCATCCGCGTGAGAGGGACAATGGCCTCCGGTCCCGCTTCGCCCATAACATGGGACTTCCCACCACTGGAGAAATACGTCGGGCCGTCTACAATATCCCCTTTGGCATGACCCGTGATTGCGCCAAGGACAGGGGACAGAATAAACTCTTGGAATGTCAGGCGGAACATGTCCTCGATGACACTGTTGATAAACTCTTTGAACGTCAGCTCCCCCGTCTTGGCGAACTCTATGATGGCGTCGGTGAATTCGTCCATCCACTGCTCGCTAAGGGCCTTCACGTCTTCCAGCACCTTCTCGATGCCTTCCAACTCCTCTACGCCCTCATCGCCCATGCCTCCGAAGAGGGATGTGACAAGCGCTATACCTTGTGCTATTAGCCCTATGACAGAGATTACTGCGCCGAACCCTTTCACCAAAGACACAGCAGAACCCACCCCAGATGTCTTCATGGCAGACAATATGCCTGGGAGGGCTTTTAGTTTACCTGCCAAATCTGTTCCGGTACTGATCAATCCCCCCATGGCCGAAGAGACCTTAGCCACACCATCCGCCCCTAACTTACTCATACTTCCTGATAACCTATCAAGAGATACTGGGATTTCATCTAAAGCGTCTTTCAGTTTCGTTTTTATGGCTTCCGTGAGCACAGCTACCGTCTCAGGGTTCGTCGCATTTTCCAACCCATTCTTAAGCTCTTCCAGCGTCATACCTTGTGCTGCTTTAAGTTGGTCCCAGTACAGTGTGTCAAGGATGCCTTCAGGTAGATCTACGCCTTGGGCCACTGCGTTAGAGAGCGTGGTAAACTCTAAATCAAACTCGTATGCGGCGTTCGTGGCCCGTGTCAACTGGTCGGCGAGTTGCTTGGCCGCCGTGACCTTGGGATCCTCTCCTGCATCCACCAGGGACTCCTGGGTCATCATCTCCTCCTCCTTCAGCGCCTTGACCAGGTTAAAGTGCTCGCGAGTCGTGGCGTTCAGGATGGACAGCTCTGTGTCCATGTCCTGGAAAGCCTTCACGCCGCTCTTCCTGTAGTCTTCCCATACTTGACCCATGGCTAAACCGGCAACGGCCTCGGTCACTACCTCGGGGAAGCGTGCCGCCAACTCTTCAATTACTTTAAGATCCGCAGCCATGGCCTCCACAGGAAAAACCTCTAACCGTAGGGCCGCTGCTTCATTCTGCGCTTGCATAAGCTCTCGGATCTGTCCCTTCGTGGCCTCAGTACCGTTTTCAAGGTCCTTTAGAAAATCGGGGTCTATGTTACCAAGAAGCTCTTTCATGGACAACTGGAAAGCGTCTACGACATCAGTATCCGCATCCGTCCCGGACAAGGCTTTCATAAGCCCTTCAAACGCCTTCGTTGCCTCTGGGTACTTACCTTTTATAAAAGACACTGCCCCATCAACGTCCTTACCTACCCGTTCAACAAAGTCCCCGGTGAACATTCTCAGCCCTTCTTTGCTCTCCTCCACAACCTTCTCAGAATCTTTTGCGCTCGCCTCCAACGCCGCATTTATAGATGCTCCACCCGCACCGATGACAGTCAATATCCCATCATTCATGGCAAGCCAGTTACTTATGAAGTTTCCTCCCTCGACATCCCTATCGAAACCCATACCTAAAGACCTGTTTATCTCTTCACCACGCTTCACCATATCCTTAAGGGAACTGGTGAACGTTCCAGCGGACTCTTTAAGATCGTCAAACTTACCTTTAACTTTGTCCGCAAAACCCGTTATTTCAGCAAAAGCTTCGCTCACCTTATCCCTCGTGCTTTTCGTGATCTCCTCCAGAATCTCTTCCCAACTATCCCTGTACGTATACAAGGCCGCTGTCGCTATACCTAAAGCAATAAGTAGCACCCCTGTAGAGGAAGCGGCAAAAAGGAATAGCCCCGCTATAGCCTTTACCATGATAGCAATACCAGGGAGCACTATGGATAGCGCACCAAAGGCCACCCCCAATAGGCCAAGCTTGACGGTCCACAGAACAGTATTGGTAATGGCATCGTCATTAGCCTTCACCCAATCAACGATAGCGTCCCAGTTGTCTGTGATAGCATTGTTCACACCGATGAGTTTCTGCTTCAAGGAATCGAACATAGACGTGTTCATAACTTCCGACCGGAACAGGAACCACTTATCCTGCATAATAGACACTTGGCCGTCCCATGTCTGGGCCAATTCCTGGGCTGCTCCCGCAAAAAGAGAGTTCTGATTGGCCCATGCCTCGTATACCCGCCTCTGCGTCTCAATAGCGTCTACCTGCTCCTTCGGCTTAAACCCAAGCATCCCGGTGATACCTTTATCACGGAACAAATCCGCAGCCGATGCTCCTGCAGAAGCCATACGAAGAAACTGTATCGTGGTAGCGTTAAGATCAACGTCAAGAGCCTTCAATACCGAAGCCAGATCGAGGATAACCGGCATCCATGCACGGACCTCGTCAGTATTGCCCTTAAATGCTGTGGTCAAGGCAACCGCCGACCTCATTACCTCCTCAAACTGAAAAGGCACCTGCATAGACAGCTTGCGCATGTCATCGATCATCCGGGACGCTTCTTCTGCGGATCCAGTAACGACCCGCAGTGTAAGGCTATAGTTCTCCATCGTCGTAGCGGCCTTCAAGAAACTCTTGCCCATAGCCGCTGTGCCTGCAAGGGCTGCGGCACCGGCTAAACCAAAACCACGGCCAAGCACAACAAGGTCTTGGGATAGCCCTGCTATGCTTTGCCGCATAGTTTTAGTGTCCCGCATCACGCCGGAAACGGACCTCTTCCACTGTCCGACGTTAAGCTTCATAGCGGCCACGATTGATCCTACACTGAATGTAGCCAAATCAACCTCCTAACTGAGCTATGAAGCTCTTCCTGTTTGCCGCTTGCTCTGCGAGTTTCTCTTCTTTTA